TTGAACCGTGAAGCTACTGCCCCCGGCGTACACTTTCATTGCCCCCACATATCCGTCCACTTTCAAAAACCCACCATCTCCCCCAAGGCTGGAGGAAGGTGCAGACATTAAGTAATGAGCGTTGGATACCGTAGGAGTGGTGGCATCAAGGCGAACATGAATTTCGTCTGTGCCAAGATTCTGTAAAGTAATTGAGGTACGGCTTGCGTTTGCGCTTATCTCCTGTTCCGTGGTCTGACTGACCCTGCCTGTACCCGCGCCTGTCGGCGTAACGTTATTGCACCAAAGTGGATTTGCCATTGTCTTATTCCTTCCTAAAAAATTCGATTAAAGATGGAGGGAAGGGGAATGAGCACCCCTCCCCCCCGGTTATTGTTGTTGTCAGCTTACGAGGTTGTAATCCGCTTTATGCTGATGGATGAGGTGACTTTTACATCCCTGCTCCAATCAACAGCGTACACATCCGAACGGCTGCTTTCGTCACGGTACTCACGCACCGCAGTTACGCCACCACGGCCACCAGCAAAGGTCTTCAATGCTGAAGGATCGTAGATGGTCGGGCTTGCGCTCCGCACAAAGATGTAAACATCGTCGCCATTCACGAATGAATTGCTGCGCGTTTTGCCTTCCTTGGTCGTATCGTATGCCATAGTGGATAAACGAATATCCACGCCGGGGTTGATAAGCATTGCGGAGGCTTGCCCTTGGTTTAACCCAATAAGCGTAGCTCCCGGCTGCTTGGCAACCGTCTTGGCATTGTTGCGGAACAATTTCCATGCGGTCATTCCCATTAGAATCGCATTTGGCAATTGGCCGGTTTCCTTGGCAATGGCCTCAATCTGCGCGTCTATTTCCGCTACTGGATCGTTGGAGTCACTACTCCAAACACCCACGCCACCTGTTGCAGTTACCGCAGCGTTTACCGTGGTAATGACATGACGCTCATGCGAAAGCACGCTGCTCTGCACGAGGGTCTTGACCTTAGCCTGTTCCAAATCCAAAGGATTCAGAGTCCCGGCTGCATCACGCTCGGAATCATCAATTGTGATTTCCAAAGCCTGTGGCAGACAGTTGAATGTTGGCTCACTCACATCCATGAAGATGCGCCTTGCTGGCCCACCTACACCGCGTGAGGTGTCGTGTATTTGAAAGGCATTCTTGTTATCGTATGCCTTGTATTGCCCGATCGTCGCTGGCACCTGAACTTGAGGTGCAAGGAAGTCGGCTGTCGCTGATTGTAAGTCGTTCAGAACTCCTGACGCATAATTGGTAAGGGTCGGATTGACTGATGCTTCTGCTCTTAATCCCATAATATTTTATCTCCTATTGAGTTAGACCGCCGTGTAGGAATTAACCAAAGCCGCCTCAACCAGTTCGGTTGAAACTCCTGCTTCCATAGCCACTCCCGCTACAATTTTGGTGCTGGCGTGTGCCTTCCAAGTTCCATCGGTGTGAATCATTAAGTTTCCACCAAGGGCAACCGTGCCACTCAGCTTCACCTTTACCGTCCCGCTTGCCCCTGCCATAGAGGCAACCGTGCTTTTACCTGATGTGGTTTCTCCATCGAGAATCACACCGAAGTTTCCGCTGTGTGCTGTTGATATTGCGGCTTCCCCAGCGACTATCTTGACTGCATAACCTTCTTTTCCAGTTTGGTCTGCTGCCGGTGTTAGTGCGAAAATCGCCGCATCTCTAGTTAATGCTCCTGCCATAATCTTTTACTTAGTTGTGTGTGTTTTAGTTAAACAGTTGCGGTCGTTCGTATCGCGTGGCCTCCCAAGCCTGTTCAAAAGATGAACCGTTTTTGGCTTGATACTCCTTGGCGGCACGCATCTGCGCTTCACCGTTTGTGTCCATTGAACCATCTTCCTGACGCTTGGCTTGCACCACACGCTGAAAGACGGGATTCACGGGTAGTGCATTTAAGGCCATAATGTTCGAGGGATCGTTGTTCAAAATGGAAACCCACTTTGCTTTTACGTCCTCGTCCTTTGGCGGTATGCGTCCGTCCTCTACGGCTTTGTCAACGGCGGCTTGGGCAGCAACTTCTTGCTCCTTCTCCTTATCGTCTTCCAACGCCTTGATCTTGGCTTTTAGTGTTTCGTTTTCCTTCTTCACTTCGGCCAGCTTTTCCTGAGCAGAGACTTCTTCCTTTTTCTTGGAATCATCCTCCTGCCCAATGACTTCTTCTTTTTTCTTTTCTTCGATTATTTCTGCCATTTTACTGTCAGGGTTTTGATATTCGCCATCGCTGGCAACTATCGGGTTTATGTCCTTGAACGCTGGCCGATTTACTAAGCCTCCCGCATTCAAAGTTGTGCCTTCAATTTCGCCTTTTGAATTAAGCGTGAATGTCGGGCTAAATTTCCTAAAGTTCCTTCCTTGCAAGGCTTCCTCCCCTGCGTTTGTCCACTCAACCTTTGCTCGTACCCCACCTGTTTCGGGGTCAGCCCCGGCCCAATAGAAACCTGTTACCCATGCGCTGGCCTCTCCATCGTCATGGTTGAAATCAATGAACACCTGTTCCTTGTCCCCTGCCGTGATCTGGTCGAACGATATTTGCAAAAGGTCGGCTGTCTTGGCATCCACCTCCAAGGTCAACTCCGCTGGCTTGCCGTTCTTCGTTGCCGTGATGTTGTGGGTTCCCGGCGGGAGATACTGAATGTCATCAGGCAACTCGTCCCCCGGTAGAAGGGTGCTAATGGCATGGACAATATCCTGAGCCTCATAGCCCTTGGCTTTGTATTGGCTATTGCAAACCGCAAGCCTTTGGCCTTTATCAGGGTATTCCTCTTTCATTGTATCGTTTGCCATGCAGCTTGAGATAAATTCGCTTTTAGGTTCACCGTTTGGAGTGGGGATAGGCATCAGGCGGCTTTCCTTTCCCCTATCGTTTTAACCCAGTAAAGTGCCGCCTCATTGAATACGTCCGCAATCTGCTTCTCCGTGGGGATGCTGTTTGGCCAAGGCTTTTGCGTAACTGACTTCTTCAGCAAGTAGTAAGGGGTAAACCCTGATTCCTCCTGCATTGTCGGTGTCTCCCTCTCTGGCACCTTTAATCCCAAGGTCTTGATTTCCCGCTTTGGCCGTTCTGTCTTGGGCAGCTTCCGCTTCGCCTCCTTCTTGGCGCTGAACTTCTGGCGCGGAACACTCCCGCTAGACTTGTCTGGCTTCACCAAAAGCAGATTGCCCTTTTTGCTCTTGATAACAAACAGATCAGGGAAACGCCTTGCCTTTCTTCCGTAAGCCTCGGGTGCTAGGGGGATGGTGAGGTATTCCTTTCTCTTGGCCTTTATCGTTCCCCCCTTGATCTTGTGTTCAAGAATCCCAGCCTTATCAATTGCAACCACTACCTTCCCGGCCCCATCCGGTTGAGGCTTTTGCACATTGCCCCCAATCCTTCGGTTCCAGAAATGTGTCCTTCTGCCGGGAGCAAGCCTGTTTGGTTCTTTCGCATCCTTCTCCCTATAAAACTTCTTGAGGTATTCTGAAACCTCATTGCCCCCAGCCATAAGCACATCCGTAAGCTCCTTGTCAGAGAACTTCAAACGAGCAATGCCAGAGGGCAGTTCTACCTTGGTTGCAATCATACTGGTGCCTCCTCAACCTTGGCCAATGGGGATGCTTCAAAGCGTTTCACCGCTCCGTTAACCATAGCTGCCCCCATGTTCCTCTCCATTGCGTCCTGCAAAACCTTCGTATCCAACTTGTCGAATAGCTCGGGCATCGTGTTTGCCGCCTTGGCTATTGCCCTTTCAAAGTCCTCGTCAGTTACCGACTCATCCATTGCCTTGCTCACCAACTGAACAAATGCCGGTTTAACTGGAGCAAGCCATGCCTCGCTCACTCCCGTAATATCCTCCATTACGTTGTTGAGCAGTTTGTCCCTTGGCCCCGGCTCTGCCCTCTGTGCAGCTTCCACCACTCCATCCTTGGCAAACATAGGTGATTGCATTGGGGATGGCTCTGGAGGGGTAATGACTTCCTCCCCGGATTGGGGCATAGGAACGTCATGCCGGTCGTAAAACCATTCCCGTGGCATATCCAATCCGCTTCCTAAAAGTATCTGATCCCGCTGCGCCTCAAGCACAGGGTCACTTGGCCCAGCAAGGTCAGGGACAAGCTTGGGCATTTCAAAGGTGTCCCCGTAATTCAATTCGCATAAGGAAGGGATAAGCTGTTCATTCAATACATCCGCTGCCCATTCGCAAATGTCCTGCAGCCTTGTGCGGTGAACATTCTCGTGTACCTCTCCCAAGGCTCGGCTCCCCGAATCCCCCACATCAGTTGTTAAGGTCTGGCCAAGGATTGTTATGTCACAAAGCTTGTCGGCTAGGGTGATGAAATAGCTTTGAGGATTGTCCTGCCCTGACTTCCCTGCCTCTTTGAACTCCACCTGTGTCCCGGTCGGGAACGCTCCCCATGCCGCTGAACCCATGTTCTCTAGCATATCGGCTATGTCATTCTTGATGTTGGCCGATGCACCGGGGTCATAGGTCGCCCACCTCAATGGTTGACCAAACACTTGGGCAAAGTTCAGCAACCAATCCCGGCAGAAGTTCTGGCCGCTCCACCAGTAAGCCAATTGCCTCAATAAGCCATAGCCCATTGAGTTGCCTGAACGATTCTTGTAGATGCCAATGAGGAACTTGTTCCTTGGGAACTCCTCATAAACCCCATCGCCTTGGGGTGAAATCATCAGGTCAGTCTTATCGTAGGGGAAAGAGTAGTAACGAGGATGACAGAAGTAAGTTGATTTGGGACAAATGCCCTCGGGCTTCACTTCCCAAAGGATTTCCTGCACGCTGAACCCCTTACCTACCGCATCGCATAAATCGTAAATGGCATTACGGAAGCCGTTAGTTCCCTCAATCGGATTGCCTATCCAATCGTCAATTGCATACTGAACAAAGTCTGCCTTCGCTTGAGCGGAGTCTGTTGGCCTTTCCCCTCTCTCGGTGAATGGCATGACGGTGTAGGTTGCCCCTGCCGCTGCGCTTTTCAGTTCGTGAAGGTTCTTTGCCAGCCTAGCCCATGAGTCCTCCATTAACTCATAGACTTGGTATTGCTGACGAATATCCCCGTTCAGGGCTGTGCGGAGGATGGCAATTACATTGGCTGGGCTTTGCTTGCTCCCCAACGAATTGCTGTCCATCCGGTCACGGTTGTTGGGCGCAATAACCCTCTTCCCAATAGATGCGCCGTTCAGCCCTTTTTTGGCCTTGAACAGTTCCCCTAAACGGTTACTCAATTCTGCAATCATACCAATGTGGGCCTCAAGCCTGCCAACCTTGCTCGGCCTAGCATTATGTTGTCTGTGTCTTGGATTGCCCCTGACCCTTGGTTTAATAGAGCGGCATAGTTGGCCAAAGCCAATGCGGTGCACCTGTCTGCGTGACCGTCTGAACGCCTCACCGCTCTGTACTGTTTGTTTCCTCCCGGCGTGGTCAACTCATTGACCGAATGCAAATCCTCCCGAATGGCCTTATCCCTTGGAACCCTCAAGCCCCGCTCTTGGAATGCCCTGCGTAAACCGGGGAATATCTTGGCCTTCAACCCCTGCGTGAACGTGCATTCCTCCAGCTTAAAGGCAAACCGCTTGGCCAAGGATTCGCTTATTGCGTTGCCAATCCCTGTTGAATCAATGGCAGCATGGGTAGCCCTGTTGATGCGGTCAGACAGAAGCTCCTCTTGCAGATGGTACGGGGTGTTTCGGAGAACCAGAACCTCCCGTGTCCACATCACATCCCCAACCTTTTCAAGCGTCCAAGCTACAGTCAGATCATGCTTTCGCCCAATGTCTATGCCTACAAAGCGAACAGCATTCCCGTTCTGCTCCTCACAATCTAGGGTTGCCTCGTCGCTCACGCATTCGTCAATGAGGGTGTAAGGCAGCAGGACATTGGTGGCATCAACGAACTCGCATTCATATTCCTGCTCCCAAGCCTCCGGGTCGTCCAGCCCTGTCTTCAATGCCTCAATATCCATTGGCAACCCTTCTTTGATTGCGCTGTAAATGGTTGTCTTATGCCTTACAAAGTTCAGTTCCTCCGACTT